ATTATATTTTGTTTGTTCTTGCGAAGTATAAACTGGTGTAAATACATTTAGAGCAGCAAAAGGTATTTTAACTCCTAAAGATATTGAAGGCCTAAAATCTAAAGCTGGTATTTTTGCTAATCCGTATGCCATATTACATTATTCCTTTTTTAATCATTTTTTGCATTAAATCAGTAAAATCTGGAACTTGATTAACTTGTACCATTTCTACGGCTGAACTTGGTCTGGATGATGCTAACATTCCATCAACACTTCCAACAGGCGCATCAATATTTTGAATAAAACTCATAGGATCCATTTCGACTTCAGGAGAAGCAAAAGCAAAATTATCATCTTCCATCATATTATTTGCAGTTTCTGCTAATAATTGATTAATTGGATTATTTGGTTTTCCTACAAAAGTTCGATTATATTGCTGAGCTGGATTAAATGGAGTCTCATTTAAAGTACCTGGAATAGCTATTGGCCTTTGTTGAGGTTTATCTTTAATCACTTTTTTATCTTGTGGATTAATCGTTTGTTTAGATTTTGATTCCAATAATCTATTTTGCTTAGCAAGAGCTTCCATTATCAAAACGGGCATCTCTTCTCTAATAGCATTTTTTACTTCCTCTCTTATAAGGATCCTTAATTTAGCTAAAGCGCTTGTTTTTTTAGTTGCCATATTGTATAAATATCAATTTGTTTAAAATTATCCTTTATTTGCTGACATTAGATTTTGTTGAAGTTGTGCAGTTGCTTGTGCCATTGCCTTTCTCATACGTCTTCTAAGAGCTTTTCCACCTTTTTGCTTATTCATAAATGCGTTTAATCCAAGTCCTGCATCTTCATCCTCATTATCAGGAGGATCTACTTGAGTATCTATATTACTTAAGAAATCTAATGATTGTGTATTATCTTCTATGTAAGATAAAGCTTCTTGAATAGTTGCTAATTGATCTTTACTTAAAGATGAATTTGGTATTTGCACAAGTTTTTTAGATTCTAATAAAAGTTGAACTTCTTCTATTATAATATTGTCATTGGAAGCGTATGTAGGAGTAGAATGTACAACTTCAAATCCGTTAGAATCCAAAGCAATTCCGTATCTTCTATATATTTTTACAGTAGGATCTAACAATTGTTCTGAAATTATTTGAATAGTATATCCACCGTATGTAGTATTTACAGCATTTTTCTTTTTTTGACTATTTTCTACAAATTTATTTAGTTGTCCTATTAAACCTATAGTTGGAGTCTGGGCTGCAGAATCTCCATTTAATCTAATTAAACTAGCTTTTAAACTTTCAACCAATCCAGGAGGAGCATTTTGACAAGATTCAAGATTAATTATGATAATATTCAAACTTTGAACCACTTGATTTAAATCTCCTGAAATGCTTGAAACTAAATTTACCATCAATGATAAAAAATCATTTAATGCAGCTATATCCAATAAAATCTTATCTAAAAAAGAATTTATTTTTGCTGCAGCGCCTGCTACAGTAGTTGTAATACCAACTATTGTAAATTCATTTGGTATTGGAAGTTTACCTAAAAAAGAAACAATGGTAGAAAAAACTTTAACTAAACCTGCTGCTATATTTACATAGGTTTGACAAGTTCTTATAGTAGATAATATCATACTACAAAATCTCTCTATTGAAACACATTGTTGCTGTATATTTTGTAAACTCGGTACTAATTTAGTTAGAGAATTGCCTAAAACGCTGTTTAATTGTGCTAATTGAGCCTGAACTAAAGAATTAGTTAATACGGCGGCTTCAGCTAATGCTGCAGACGCTATTGCACTTTGAGGATTTTTTACGTTTATAGCCTGTATTCTAACGCACGTTGTTCTTATATTATTTAAAAAAACTAAAACTTTTTTAAGATCAGTATTAGAAGTAAGTTGTATTCCTCCTACAGAAGTTTTATTTTTTAAACTATTTATACTAACTGTATTTAAATCTTCATTTGATATATTAACTGCGGTTACATATGTGTTTAAAAAAATAATAGCACTACTTACAAATATATTAATTACATTTAAAGTTGTAAATGCTGTAGTAATAGTAGGATCTACTATATTTGCTTGACTTTTTGGATCATTTAAATTTTTTAATCTTATTACTACATCTCCGATTAAAGCAATTAGATCTGACATATTAACTTCTTGTCCATTTGCGGCATTATAGTTATCTATTTCTAATTGAATTTCGTAAGCGGCCTTTTGAATTAACCAACCCTTTTGAGTAATTACTGAAGGGAATTGTTGTTTATTGGGAGGATTGTTTGGATCAAATTTATACCCTTGTATATTAGATAATAAATTTGCTTCATACGCTAAAATAGAACAAAGATCTACTGAAGCTAGTAAATTAATCACGCCTAAAACTCCAATATCCTTAATTCTCTCATTAATTCCTGCTGTCTTTAATTCACCAGGAGATAAGGTTTGAGTACCATTAAACACAGTGTCAATATTCGAATAAATCGTGTCTATTGTTTCATTAGCAGACTTGATTGCTCCTTCAAATATTCCTCCTGCCATAATTAATTATTTTTTTGTATAAATACTTTTTGTGATCGAGTAGAATTTTGTATTGCGTTTCTTATTCTAGGTAAATTTTTAGATATTTTACTAGCAGGTGCACTTAAATTAGATCTAAGAGTATTTAAATCAGAATATTGTACTTCTTTTGATTTATTAAAAAATTCTATTAATCCATCTATAAGTAATAATAATTCATTTACCAATGTATCACCTAATAAAACAGGTTCACCAAATTCACTTTGATCAGCATTCTTACTTCCTAACAATGTTTTAGGTGAACTAATGATAAATTTATCATTAGCATCTATATTAACTGTATGTTGACTAGATAAACTTACAGCTTGATTTCCAAAAATAAATACTGCATCTTTATCTCCTAATAAAGTTACTCTTTCTGAAGAAATAATTGCTTGACTTCCTGTATATGGAAATATTGGAGCGTACATTATTGTATAGTATTAGTTGAGGTTTTAAATGCAACTTCATCTTGGGCTACTGCATCTATAGTTTCATTAGAAATTGGAGATTGATAATAAGATGTAATTACGTTTTGTTCTTGTGTCATAAATTGTACTCCGTCAAATGAATTTAATGGATAATTAATTATAGAATCTATTATTATTTTTTGTCCAGCAGTCAAATAAATAGAGGAATTATCAGAATTTATATTTTCTACAGTAGTTGCAAATTTATCATTAGGATTTGTTGGATTACCTTGTCCATTTCTTATAATAGTAATTGGATCTCCATTTTTACCAGAATCAGACCAGTGATTGTATTTTAACATGGCTGGTATAGTTGATCCAAATCTTATAGATTGACCGAATCGTGATTCTATTATTGTGTCTCCTTCAAACGGAGTTAATGGTCTAATTACATCATTTTCACCAAAAGTATAACCTTTTGGCATTTCATATTGCACTGTATTTTTAGAAGAATTATAATTGCCTTTAGATTTTTGATTGTTCATATATTGAGCAAATTCATCTAAATTTGGAAAAGCATTATGATTAACTGCATTCCATGTAGAATATGCCGGCATATAGTATAATTTTCTATTAGCCATATCATCATTCATATCTGGAGATGGACCGGGAACTATATAAACTATTTCATGAATTACTGGTAGTTGTTTTATAAAACTAAACATTGGATATGCAGACTTAGAAACTCCTCCCATAGATAATATCACAGGAGAATATAAAATATCAAAAGTAATTTTGCCTATATCACCATATCCTGTGAAATTAGAATCTTTAATATTTAATTCTCCTTGTTTTATAGGACCTAACACGATATCTTTTACCCTACCAATTATATATCCAGGGCCTAAGTTAGTATTATCTTGAGTTTGATTATTAGGATTGCCTAAAATACCGGCCATCTTTTAAATTATTTATCGGTTATTTGTTTTACTGTAGAATTAACAGCATTAACCTCTTTCATCAATTGTTCAATGTCCTTTTCTGATAGGAGTCCATCCATATTCTCAGATTCTTTTTGAGCAGCTTGAGAAGCTTTTTGAAATAAAGCTAATAATTTAACTAAAACCTCATCATTTTTTAAACTAGAATCGATTAATCCTTTAATTTGTGGCATTAAAACAATAGCATCTCCAGGTCCTTCAATCATTTCAGATATCTGCTCTATTTTTTCTTGTATAGTAGAATCTTGATTGTGTTGTCTATTATAAACTTCTTGTACGAGATCAGATAATTTTTTACCTGGGAATATCTCTTTATCTAATTCCATGCTTATATTTAGATATAAATATCATGATCGTGGTTTTCTATTTGATCTTGTAAGATAGTTAGGTAGATAGTTTTAAGCTTTTTTACTACCTTTGTTATAGTATTAGATTGTACATTAGCTATTTCTTTAACATAGATAAAGAGAGCTTTCTTATTAAAAATATCTATATTTTCTCTTTTTTTAAATATTTCCAATATAGCATCCGCTGCCTTTACTTCATCATCTTTATCAAAAAGATCCATTAAATTATCATCTACGTGCTTAATAAAAATCTCTATAACGTCTAATCTATCTACGGTATGCTCATCAGGATTTAATACTAGACTTTCGTGAGTTTCATTTTGATTATCTATCTCTTCTACTTGTATTTTAGATACTAATTTTTTATAATTTTTTTGATTGTAAATTATTAAATACCTTTTAGCTATTGTACCGAAATAAGAAAAAGCCTTTCCTTTTGATTGATCGTATAGATGAAGTTTCTGTAATAAAAATGAAATGACTTCATATTTTAAATCCTCAATATTATCTACTTCTGTGTAATAAAATTTAAAAGTGTGTATAATATTTTCAGCCAACTTATAAAAAGAATTGTGAATTTCTGCATTATAGATTTTATTTT